GTAATAAAACCTCTAGTTTGTACCTGTTGTAAGGTGCATAGTAATACCAAATAAAGGAGCAATAAATGAACCCACAGTTAAAGCAAGTTGTACTATCTTGGTTCCGTGCAGCAGCAGCAGCAGCCGTTGCATTATATGTAAGCGGAATTACTGACCCTAAGCAACTAGGTGCAGCAGCACTAGCAGGTCTTGCAGGACCAGTCCTTAAGTGGTTAGACCCATCTGCCACAGAATTCGGACGTGGAAGTAACTAGTAATATACCCCTAATCGGGCTTTAAAGGCCCCTTAGAGACACGAATACCCCCCAACCTAGTAGAGATACTGGGAAGGGGGGTCTTTTGTCGTTCTATATCACGTTTTGTATCTCTATATATTATATATTATAGACCCCAAAGGGGTCTTATATATTATTATATATATTATATATAGAGATATATTTTATGTGGGAAGGTACCCTTCCCTTTATATCCTATAGTGTAAGATAAGATACTCTTATGACTATACAACTTGGAGAATATACATTACCTGAACATATATCTTATTCAGCATTTACTACCTACATAGATTGTGGGTATCAGTACTACTTAGGTAGATTACTTAACTTACCAGAAGCCCCATCCGTTTGGTCGGTAGGTGGCTCATCGTTTCATACAGCCACTGAGATGTGGGACTTGGAGAACTTATGATAAGCATTGTTAATGAAGAGGGTGGCATCACCACTATGCAGTGGGAAACCTATAACACTATTATGCGTGAGAGATACGAAGATGGACTGCAAGAAACAAAAGCAGTTATAGTTGCTTCTATACAAAACGCTATTGATAAGACTCTTCATACTCAGGAACACACTGAAAATCTGGCTGGATTAAACATTGCTCTACGATTAGCAAAGCAGGTTACTCTTGGTAACGAATGACACACTTGCTTTATGGGATAAGGCTTGGGAAAAAGAATCAGAAGGTGTTGACTTAACCTTTGCTCGTGTTGGTGGTAGAACATCTAAAGCATTTCCTAATAGAGAGAACGTAGATTTTTGGCAACAGACAGGACCTGAATGGGTTCAGTCATACATTGATTGGCGCAAGGCTAATCATAACTGGAAGATTTGGTTTACTCCTGAGGGCGCACCTGCCGTAGAGTTGGGGTTAACTCCAGTCTTTGCTGACGTACCAGTGAAGATGGTTCTCGATAGAGTGTTTGAAGTCGATGGTGAGTTGGTCGTGGTTGACCTAAAGACTTCACAACAAACCCCAACTAGTACATTACAACTTGGGTTCTACAAGTTAGGACTTAAGCAGGTACTAGGTGTAGATGTTAAGTACGGTGCATACTGGATGGCAAGGCAAGAAGGTACATCTGCACTCATAGACCTTAGCGGTTACACTGAAGAGAAACTTAACTACTTAGTTTCCTCCTTCGATAAAGCACGCAAGGCTGGTATATTTATTCCTAATACAAACAACTGCAATCGTTGTGGACTTACAGAACACTGTCAGTTCACTTCGAAGAAATGAGAAACATAATGGCAAATGAAGACTGGAAACTACAAGTTTCCTACAAGACACCATCAGGTGATATGATAAACGTACGTGCTAATACTGCTGACGAATTGTCAGTATTGTTAGAAGGCGTAGGAGATTACTCTCCACAAATTGCTGCAACCCAACAGAAAATTGTAGGTTCGTATGCTCTAAACCCGTCCTCGACGTCGAGTTCCACTACAAGCACAAAGCCCTCGACTTACTCCGCACCAACCCCAGTATCGCAAGCATCAGGTACAGCAGCGCCAGTGTGCAAACACGGACCACGTATATGGCGAGAGGGTATCAGCAAAGCAAGCGGTAAACCATATGCATTCTGGGCTTGTCCTTCACCACAAGGAACACCAGACCAATGCAAGCCAGTAAACTAAAAGACTGGCATAAATCTTTTTTCGGAACTAGAAAGGAACCAGGATGCGTACACTTGTCAGGTCAGTTGGTCGTGCCAGTATTGGTGGGGAACCATTACCATCTTGCTTTAAGGCATTCGAATCAAACAAGATCATCATTCGTCGTTCCGAAGTTTCTATGTTCGCAGCAGCACCAGGAGTTGGAAAGTCCACACTAGCATTAGCACTAGCGTTGAAGATGAAAGTGCCAACACTTTATATCTCAGCCGATACTAATGCCCACACTATGGCTATGCGACTAGCCTCCATGATTTCTGGAAAAAACCAAACAGATGTAGAGGGGATGCTACACTCTGATGTTGGTTGGACTAAGGCTACTCTATCCAAGAGTAGCCATATAGTCTGGTCGTTTGAATCAGCACCAACACTACAAGATATAGATGAAGAAGTGCAAGCCTTTGAAGAACTATGGGGCTGTTCTCCTACGCTAATCATAGTAGATAACTTAATGGATGTAGCCACTGATGGTGGCGAAGAGTTCGCTTCTATGAGAGCGATTATGAAGGAGTTGAAATATCTTGCTCGTGCTACTAATTCGGCTGTTGTCGTTCTTCATCACACTAGTGAGGCTGTGCCTGGGTCTCCGTGTCAGCCACGTTCTGCTATCCAAGGTAAAGTGGCACAACTTCCAGCGCTTATATGTACACTTGGTGTTGTCGGAACTTCAATGGGTGTTGCTCCCGTCAAGAACAGATATGGAAGAGCAGACGCTGGCGGTGGACTAATGACTTGGATTGCATTTAATCCTGAGTATATGTTTGTCGATGACATACCAGAGAATCATTAATGATAATACAATTAAATAAAGATGAGGTTAGAGTCTGCACTATGCTTGCAGTAGAGAGATGGCTAACTAAGTTTGGTTCTACTGACCAACCTAACTATGCACAGGGTAAGGCAGATGGTAAACTAGAGCCTGAGATTAACGCTAACATACGTGCTAATGTGTGTGAGTGGGCTGTTGCTAAGCATTACAATATGTCTTGGAATGTACCTTGCTATCCTAATGCATTACATAAGAAGCGGCATAGCCTACCTGATGTTGGAGAAAACATAGAGGTAAGGTCTGTTAGAACTCAAGACAGCATACCATTTTGGGCAAAGGATAAAGGTAAAGTTATTATCGGTACTAAATGTTTAGACACAGAATATTATTCTGAGGTAGAAATATTTGGCGTTGCCTATCCCGAAGAGTTTATGAAGCCTGAGTATTATGATTCATACATTAACGGATGGCGTATACCTATAAGTGGGTTCACTCATGAGTAGTTATGGAAAGCGCAAGGGCGCTACCTTTGAGACTAGTGTTGTTAAATGGTTGAGGTCTAAAGATATACTAGCAGAAAGATTAACCAAGGCTGGTGCTAAAGATGAGGGTGATGTAGTTGCTTTCTTAGATGGAGCAGCAAACATATTAGAACTTAAGGCAACAAAGAAGTTAGACTTACCACAGTTCTGGCGTGAGGCTGAGGTAGAGGCAGAGAATTATGCTAAGGCTAGAGGATTAAAAGAAGTACCATATAAATTTGTAATAGTTAAACGTAGGCAAGCAGGAATAGATAAGGCTTGGGTGGTGGAAGACTTTGAACAATGGACGAAGAGGGCAGGCAAATGACTTACCAGACATACGAAAGATACTCATCCACTACGGAGCAAGTATACGACAAGAGTACGGGCAAGTTAATATCAAGTGCCCTTTCCACTCGGACACTCACCAATCAGGAAGCGTTAATATCGATAATAACATATTCATCTGTTTCGCCTGTGGAGTCCAAGGTAACTCGCTACAAATTATCGCACAGCAAGAAGGGATAGATATACGTGAAGCAAAGTCAATCGCAGAAGGAATTGTTGGGACAAGCAGCACAGAGGTACGGGGCAAACATTTATCAGGCAGAAGATTACCTCAGAAGCAGGGGTATAACAATGGAAGCAGCACGGTTGGCACGATTCGGCGTAGTAGGGGAGCCTGAAATTGGACACGAACAATTCAAAGGAAGATTATCCATACCGTATATTACCAAGAGTGGCATTGTCGATATTCGTTTTCGTGCTCTTCATCCTGCTATTGAACCTAAGTACATGGGAATGACTGGCGCTGAAACAAAGATGTATAATGTATTAGACATAGAAAAAGCGGGCGATTTTATAGGAGTGTGTGAAGGTGAATTGGACACAATTACTTTATCTAGTTGTATTGGCATCCCTTGTATCGGTGTACCTGGGGCTAATAGTTGGAAGAAGCACTACACGAGATTGCTCGCTGACTTTGAAAGAGTATTTGTATTTGCAGATGGAGACCAACCAGGAAAAGAATTTGCAGCAAGTCTGGCGAGGGAACTGCCAGTCACAGTCGTGCAATTGCCAGACGGAGAAGATGTGAACAGTGCATATGTTAAGTATGGTGCTGACTATATTAAGGAGAAGGCTGGACTAAATGGATAGAAGTATACCGCCGTGCCCTGAGTGTGGTCAGCGCTTTAATAATGTATTCGAAGCAACCGACCATCTACTAGAGGATGATGATGATGAGTTTGACCCAGCGTTAATCTTACCTAATGGTGCAAGGTTAATGATAGGTTCATTGCTTAGGTGTCTATATAAATATGCAGATAAACCTGACCAAATAAAAACCATAACCCAGTCTACATATATGACATTGTTTACAGCAGAGACACAGCCAGCAGCAATCAAAGATATAGTAGAAGAAATGATAATTGAATCTCAGATGATGGAAATAGATAATGAACTCAAGCAATTACTTGAAGAGGGGAAGTGAGGAATGGCAGATTATAATCCACTTGGAGGAACAAGGTTTCCATATAAGTCAAGTCAAGAAGATGGATGGGAAACTCGTAGTTACCCTGACAGTGCCTCTTTTGAGTCAGCAGTAGCCTCAACATTCCAAGAGTTGTTAGATTTATTATTATCTAAACATAAAGATTACGGACCAAAAAATATATCTGAAGCACCTGGTGGTGCATTGAATGGATTAAGAGTTCGTATGCACGACAAGTTAGCACGTATTAATAACTTATATAATAGTACTAGCAACCCCGAACACGAATCACTTGAAGATTCTTTCAAGGATATGGCAAACTACGCAATCATAGGATTGCTAGTTCTTAGAGGAAAGTGGGATAAATAATGAGACCTATACTGGCTAAACCATTTCAATGGTTAATGCGTTTGTTTGGTGTTATACAACTAGCAATAGATGGTGATTCAGAATGGTATTGTATACACCAAGAAGATATAAACACAATAGTTGATGAAGCATTCGGACTCGAAGGATTTTCTAGGGAAAAACAATGAAGGTTATAGTCTGCGTATCTGACTTACAGGTACCATATCACGATAGGCGGGCAGTCTCAGCGCTGTCTAATTTCATAAAGAAATATAAACCTGACGAGGTGGTATCGGTTGGGGATGAGATGGATATGCAGACTATCTCAAAGTGGAGTAAGGGTACTGACTTAGAACACGAGAAGTCTATTGCTAGAGATAGAGATGAAACATATCGTGTACTTGAATCGTTAAAGATTAAACATATGATTCGCTCTAACCATACAGATAGATTATTTAATACTATTAAGATGAGGGCACCAGGACTTGCTGGCTTACCTGAACTAGAGTTAAAGAACTTCTTAAGGCTTGATAACTTAGGCATAACTTACCACGAAAAACCATATGAATTAGCACCCAACTGGTTGCTATTGCACGGTGACGAGGGTAATGTGCAACCTACTGCTGGTGCTACCGCACTTGGACTAGCCAAACGTGCTGGTATGTCCGTAGTGTGTGGTCACACGCACCGTATGGGCTTGACACATTACACTCAGTCATATTTTGGTGGACACCCTAAGACTTTATGGGGATTAGAGGTGGGTTGCTTGATGGACTTTAAGTTCGCTAAGTATGTAAAGGGTGGGTTGTTTACGTGGCACAAAGGATTCGGTGTGCTATATGTAGATGGAAATAAAGTTGTACCTCATCTTGTTCCAGTTAATATGGATGGGTCATTCGTATTTGATGGAAAGTTATGGAAGTAAATGGATTGGGATAGCATTGAGCGGTGGGATTACATTGTAACAGCGGTTGCCTCAGAGTACCATAGGAAGTTTAGTATGGTAGAGTTAGAGGACATAAGACAATCGCTGTATCAATGGTTCGCTGAGCATCCAAATAAACTTAAGGATTGGGAAGCGATAGGTGATAAGGATGCAAAGAATTTAATCTATCGTTCGTTGCGTAATCAAGCATTGGATTATTGTCAGAAGTGGAAGGCCAAGTCTATTGGCTACGACATAGGCGACATACATTATTATGATTCTGAAATTGTAGAAGCATTACTACCACCTGTACTGCGTGGCGAGTATGGTGTAACACATAAATTAAATCTTGGATTTACTGGCAGGCCGTCTGCTCCCGCCGAGGGTGGCAACCTAACTATTATGATGTTAGAAATTGACTCAGGTTATTGGAAGTTAAGTAAAGATGATAGGAGAATAATCTTTCTACGCTTCGCAGAGAACCTAGACTTCGGCGAGATAGCAAACTACTTGGAACTTGGTACTGATAGTGCAGCACGAATGAGATTAAAGCGTGCCATCACTAGGTTGATTAACAAGATAGGTGGATACAAACCATACAGGGATGTTGATACCACCAGTGAAGAGCCTGAAGAAGAACATCAACCACCTGTTGAATAGAATCCAGTACCCTTAAATATAACAGGGTTGGCTTGGTATTCCCTTACCATTTCCCTGCTACATTGGGGGCATTCGACTAGGTCATCACGATTATCTACGCTACGACTCAGTTCTAATAGAGCCTTGTCATCAAGACATCTATATGAATATGTAGGCATTAAAACTCCTCTTCATCATCTGGTGTTGGTGCTGTTGCAAGAGTGCCACATAAAGCACACTCCATATCTAGGAAATACATATCAATCTCCCCAGTCTCATCATCAAACACAGTCTTAACATTCCATATGTTACAACCGCAAGGACATACAGTAGTAGCACTACCTCGTATGTCCATAGCAGACTTGTAGTCAGGCTTAAGTTCTGTTATATGTTTTGGATTATTGATTAGTAGTATCCTTTCTTAGTGAAGAACTCCCACGCTTTACAAGGTGTGTGGTATCTGTTATAGATATAAGACAAGCCTCTATCTATTTGAATAGGTGCTGGAGTTTTAGGGTCAAGCCCTAGTATCTGTGGGATACCGCCAGCATTCTTGCCCATTACCTTTATCTTGTTATATGCATTGGGTCTCCAATTACTTTCTTTAGTCCATAGTTTATTGAGACACAACCATTGTTTATGTTGCCACTCATATAACTTGTCCTGTGCATATGCTTTACTATCCTCTGTTGTCCACTCAATGATGGCTTCATCACGCTTAAGTGGGCTAGTAGCAGGGGTAGCAAATCTTATACTGACTAATGCTAACAAGCATATGGTAAGCATAAACATAAGTTCTCTTCTCATAACAAAGCACCTATAAAGTATAGAACTAAAAGAAATATAAGGGTGTATGGTAGTGATGAGCCACCCATTGTGAGTAGCAAACCAACTGCCATATTAAATCCTATAAACTTTAGTATCTATAACTCCTCTCTCAGATTTCCTCTGCGTTTACATCTGCGCCTGTTGGCATATCAAAGTAGGACACTTCCCATTCTTTATATGGTGCGTCTATTGCCAACTCAATGGCTCTGTCTATATCATATTCTGATACATAATATACCAACTCGGCACGGACATTGATTGATATCTTATAGTTATTCGTATTCATTATCGAACAACCCTTCGACATTATTGTCGCTAGACATTTCCTCATAAGTGATATAGACTAGGTCGTCTAGTTCTCTGATAAGCAAACTTATCTTATCAATAGACCAACCCGCTACCATATCACTAGTGATTGCGCCTTGCCACACTATATCTTTATCCACTTATACCTCTCTCTCTCATAGTAGTTCTTACCTTCCTTGCGAAGGCAAGTTTATTTGCGGTTGCTGCTTTCTTCATGCTCTTTCCTAACATAAGTAATCTCTCACCAGGCATAGTGCCACCATATATACCAAAGTATTTCTGTGCTCCTCTCATACCTAGTTCTAAACAATTAACTTTAGCAGGACAATTACTACATATGGATAGCGCAGACACAGCCTTATCTACTTCTAGTTTAAGTCTGCTTCTTTGCTCTGCGTTATTACTCCATACTTCGTTATCATCTTTATCTACTTCACCTGCGAACCATAAGTCAGGGTCATTGTGATTAACACACAACCCATTACTTACATCTAAATCTTTATCGTTGGACAGATAGCCGAACACACTATCCTTTACACCTGAACCCCAACCACCCATATTATATATCTCCTCTCTGTTAGCGTAGGTGGGGCGATTACCCCACCCACAATTAACTAGTTTATTATGGGCGGAATACTACTGAAGTATATCCATCAAGGCGTGAGTGCTTGGCGATTAAGCCCTTCTCTCCAGTCAAGTGTTGATACTTGCCGTTGCCTAGTGATACCCACATAGACTTAGGTTTGAACCTAGACTGTGTTGGTAGTGCTTTAAGTATTGTGCCTCGTGGTTCATATCCATTGACACTCTCTACATCTAACTGAACTGTTGCTAGTTCATCTGCTAGGTCTGCGAGGGTCATTGATATGCTAGCCAAGTAGTCCTCATATACTCGTGCTGTCGTGGTTGTCATTGTATTACCTTTCGTTGTTATCCGCTTAGCAATTTACCAAGCGCATGATAGTGATTGTATCACTACCAATTCTAGAAGTCAAGTGGCTCTTTACTATACCACTTCTCACTTAAAAATCCATACTCATCTCTGAGCATACTCTTAGTCTTAGGGTTGTAGCATAGGCACTCTAAGAACTGTGCGCTACAATCAAAGCAACACTCACACATAGTACAGTAGAGTTCGCTCTCCCATAAATCTACTAGAGCATTACAGTTGGGGCACTCGAAGGTGTTATCCTCGAACCCATTACGTTCTTGTGCTACTACTATATCATACACACTAGGCTCATCACCATAGGTATATGAATAACTCTCGGTGCGTGGTGTAGATATGGTAGGCTTGTGAGAATTATTACTCCACCATATACCATTATCGTCCCAACTACCTAGACTTTCGTTGATAATATAAATCTTATACTGTGCGCTAGGGTCATTGGTCATAACCGCTACCTTATTACCACTAGCCCATGAACTAATCATATCATATACATAGTCATCATCAAGGGCAGACACACCACCTAATCGTGGCAATAATTCCTCTGCCATAATCCTAGTGTCGCTACGCTTATCACCTTTAGGTATATGAATATCTAGCACACCATTGTGCGCTAAGTAAGTATCGTACTCACCTGCTACCTTAAATGGGTGGCAATTAAGTTCGTTCTTAACTCCATGAGTAGCATACCTAGCATGCCACATAGCGTAGCCATTAGGGTACTGCTCACGCAACTCTAAGAACCTAGCGATAGACTTCTTAGCGGACATACTGCGTTCAGATATAATACCATCACCAGTATCTATCGCAAACCCAAAGCCATGCGGGTTCTTACACGCACCCATCTTTAGGTCATCTTTACTAGGTGTGGAATTAGGATTACACACCACCAATAAACACATACTTACCCCCTCTCCTAAGCGTTGATTAACTCAGGTCTATTTATATCTATCTTACTTAACTTAGGTAGTCTATCATAGGCGTTAGGATATAATCCATTATTAACTTGGATATAATCAGCGAACCACTCCCACTCTAGCATACCTAACTTAACATCTGATAGGGTTAGGTCGCGGGTGTATTCTACCATAGCGTGTGCTAACTCTATCGTTGCCAATACTCCTTTAGGTTGTGTCGTTCCCCTAAAGAACCGCAACTCTATCGTGTGTTCGTTAATAGTATTGACCGCACTCATACGCTCAGTCCTACTAACTCCATATCTATCTCTACTAACCTTATCAGAGAAAGACATATAAGGTATATTGTCCTCATTAAACTTCCAGCAGTCAGTAAAGGTAGCATACTTGTCGCAGTCCCTACCAGCAAACCGCTTCATATACTTAGCGTTCTTATACACTAACGATAAGAACCTATGCGTGTGTGCGCCACTCTTAAATCCTGCTCTACTTATATGGATATGAATACCGCAGTTAGACTTAGCGTTCCACGCCCTAGCCTTATGCCTAGTTCTTAATCCGTCTAAGGTATCCCATAGCCTCTGACTATGCTCACTCCAGTAGTCAAACGAAGCGGGGTGAGATACCAACTCAAACCCTTCAGGTCCAACTTGTCTGCCGTCTAAATTACCTATACTGCTATCTTGCTTTAAGTAAATCCAATCTCTCTCTAAGTTATTGGCTACATAATCTACTGCCTTGTTTAACTCTGACTTATCGTTGCTTATCTCCATCTCTAATTCTAATCCAAAGTATAATCCCTTTAGACTATCTCCATGAAAGATAGGGTCAGGTTTGTAAGAATAATTATTTATTCTAGCACCACCCTCACAATTCTCACACTCATTAAGATTATATTCATCACAATTATCGCACCAGTTGGCATTATCAGAGCAACAACCTTCACACCAATAGACACCAACATCTGCTAAGTGATAACTACTATCGTTATCTGAATAGGTACACTCACAATGCTCACACCAGAAGGTATAGTTATCGGCACAACTTCCACAATAAATACCCGCACCTTCCACACCCCTAGAGTTATCCTCATAATCGTAGTTATCGCAACGCTCACAATAGATACGGCAACCAACGCACAGCGCATCACCGCTTAGGGTGGTGGCTAAATCGTCAGGCGAGATACCGAGAGCACAACTAGCGCACTCGATTAACTCATCATCAATAGGCACATTAACTCCTTACTTAATTGGTAGTTCTAGTTCTATCATTATATCATTAACTTTATTGCGTAGCAAATTGGTAGCAGTAGCCATACTCTTAAAGTCTGACCGAACATACCAATTCTCCTGAGTTCTTAAAGACTTGCGGATTAACTCCAACTCATCTTTAGTTATCTCTATCACTATATTGTCCATCTTACTTGCTTAGTTTGCGTAATTCACGCACTAGTCTAGCGTTCTTTATTGCGGTAGTTATCACTAGTGTAGTGCTAACTGATAGCGCAATAATAATTGCTAGAGTATCTCCAAGTTCTAGATACATCTTAGTTCTCATCTCTCCTAATCTAGTGATTAGGCTACCCTCTAAGGATACCACACCCTTAAAGGATAGTCAAGCCACTACTTAAAATCTTTAAGTATATCCGCCACAATATCTAACTCATCATTAGATAGATGGTCAATACTCACCGCCTTATCAAACCCTAATACATCTGCCATTAGTTCCCCTTACAATTTTCTAGCAAATAGTTATTTACTATCTGCCACTCCTTCTCATTGGTAGGGGCTATCTTAGAGAGTTTTAATTCTCTAATGCTAAACCTTACCATATCCCTAACTAAGGGCATAATCTATACTCCCTTACTTATACCTAAGTATAACATACTTAGGGCATATAGTCAAGTTCTGACTATTGGCGTGTCCTAGTAGGGTGTCGAACCCTAAGCACTCCGAACCTATCGGCTAGGACTATCTCTTAATTATACTGCTCAGCAGGTTTAGCGTGTTGCTTTAAGAACTCAGCACGCCTAGCCTCTAGTCTTAACTCACGCTCTAGTTCTAAATTGTGAGCCTTGATTATCTGTGCCACCTTACTAGGGGCTAATTTAGCGATACGCTTACGCTTACCGCCTACTCTCACCGCTTTACCGCTTATCGTGTCGGATAATCTCCAACTCGGTGAGCCTAAGCCATGTTTAAGTATTCCCCTATTAGGTGATTTTGATAATTGGATTACCATAATCTCCCCTAATCCGATTAAGTAAGTAGTGAGTAAGTGGCTAAGAGCCCCGACAGCGCACCCGCCATCATAACAAGGGGGCGAACTCACCCACCTACTTACTACTTACTTAATCTTTATTTAGTTGTAGAATATATTATAACACACTATCGGTTAGATAGCAAGTTATAAGATACCCAGCGTGTCGCTTAGTTGTGAACTAAGATTACCCCCTACTAGGGGCGACACTTAAAACTCTACCGCATTAGTTGGCTATGCTTACCGCCTACTAATCGGGTCTGCTTGGTGGCAGGTATCCACCCTTCCCTTGCTAAGCCTAGTGTATCACTAAACTTGGCTACTCTCTCTAAGCGGTCTAGCCTTGTAAGGTCTGCCCCTATTCGGTCTAACCCCTGCTCTAGTTTCATATCGCTAATCGCTAGAACTTGATTAAGTCTTTCACTCATATTCACCCCCTTATTTAGTTGTAATCAAACCTTATCACACCTTCCCCCTACTACCTAGTATATTTGATGTGAGTTGTATCACACTCTCTTAACTATAACTCTAAAGTATAGGGTGAGAGTTCTATCCATGCTTATACCATACCGCCCCCCTTGCTGTCAATAGTTTAGGGGAGTTAGTTCCATC